TTTTGTGCCATGTAAACAGATGTACCTAAACCTGCTGGATATAAAAATGGTTTAGATTTTAAAACTGGTTCATCAGCAACAAATCGTATGCGTATCACTAGTGATGGGTTTGTTGGCGTAGGAACAACGTCTATACCTAACCCTTTTAGTGGTGCATATTCTAATATTTTACAAGTTGGTACTGATTCAGGTAATACAAGGTTGGCGATAACTGCTGGTTCTTCAAGTTCTTGTGATTTAGCATTTGCAGATTCTAATAATGCTTCTGTTAGTGATTCTTATGCTGGCACAATATCATATAAACACGCAACTGATTCTATGCTTTTTACTACTGCAACTACAGAACGTATGCGTATTGATTCAAGTGGAAGGGTTGGTTTAGGTCAAACAAGTATGACTTATGCTCTTGAAGTAATAAATTCTAGTTATGATAATATTGCTTGGGGTGGTACTTCAGCAGTTGCTATATTAACACAACAAGGTAATAACCCAGCATTTAAAACTGTAGGTGCTTTAGATATTGAATTTTACACAAACAACTCAGAACGTATGCGACTGGATTCGTCAGGAAATTTAGCAGTAGGTGGTACATCAGCAAATGGTAAATTAAATGTATTTTCTAATGGTTCTTCAAATGATGTATTAAGAATAAATGCAGATGATGCTAGAGGTGCATCAAGATATGCTCTACACATTATAGATAGCGACCCTAATTCTAGAGGTTCTTTAAGAATAGCTACAACATCAGGAGCATCTATTACTACAACAAATGCAGTAGGAATTGGAACTTCAAGTCCGTCAGTACCTTTGCACATTTCTTCAAATAATGGTGCAATAGCAAGATTTGCCAATAACAGTACTACATTAACAACTACTTATTTAAATGTAATTAATGCAAATAACACTTCAAATGGTACTGTTATAGCACACATTGACGATGGAACTTCTTACATAGGTAATCAACAAAACAATGCTTTAAGATTTGTAACTAATGACACAGAACGTATGCGTATTGATAGTGCAGGAAAAGTTGGTATAGGAAAAACACCAAGCACATGGGCTCTTGATCTTGACACAGGTCTTATATATATTGCATCGTTTGATGGCGCTAATAATACTGGTATTGTTATTAATAGTAATAATTCAACAGCTGCTCAGATTATAGGGTATTCTAACTCTGCATCAACTTACAATGATATAGATATTAAAGGTAATGCTACAGCGGGTAGTGGTGTTTATATTGATGGTAGTGAGTCAAGAGTTGGAATTGGAATTACGGCCCCATCAGAAAAACTTCACGTGGTAGGTAATGGTCTTTTTACAGGCTCTGTATCTATAACCGCTGATGGTCAACCAGCTTTATCAGTTACCGGTGGTATTAGTTGTGGTTTAAATTTAGTAATTGCAGAAGACAGTCAATTACAAGCTAGTAGAAACACAACTACAGATAGTGTAGCAGCAGCAGCAGCTAGTTTTATAGATCATAATACAGGTTCTGGTAATAGAGCTACTATAACAATGGAAGCTAACTCTTATCAAGGAGCTAAACACATAGAGTTTTATCAAGCCACAACAGTAAACGGTTCTATATCTTCAGGTTTAAATGCAACTGGCTTTAATACTTCTTCTGATTACAGATTAAAAGAAGATTTAAAAGATTTTAATGGACTTGATAAAGTTTCTAAAATACCTGTTTATGATTTTAAATGGAAGTCAGATGACAACGCTAGAGCATATGGTGTTATGGCTCACGAACTCCAAGAAATTTTACCACAAGCAGTTAGTGGTGATAAAGATGAAAGAAACGAAAACGGAAAACCTATGTATCAGGGTGTTGATTATAGTAAGTTAGTTCCAGTACTACTCAAATCTATACAAGAACTAGAGGCAAGAGTAAAAGAACTAGAAAACAAGTAATAAGATATTTAGCTGGCAACGGCTAATTTGTTTAACAATTAAAATAGAGAATAATGGCTTTAGAAGGTAAATACACTTATAAAGGGATTGATTTAGCAAAAGCTTATGTTATGATTAATAATGTAAATTATAGCTCTAACGTAAGCTCTGAGACTACTGAGAAAACTCCTAAGAAGTACAATGAAGATGGAACTGTAAAAAGTGAAGCTGTCATGGAAACTAAATGGGTAAAAAATTCATCAGCAAATTGGACTGCTTCTGTATACAAAGACAAAGACGCAAGAACAAACACACCTAACGTTGTGATTTGTAACGTATCTGGTTCTTTTGATATGGACGTAAAAAGTAATGCTAAAAACCCCGTTGTTCAAGCATACGCAGCTGCAAAGGCTGAAGACGCTTGGAAAGGTTACGCAGACGCGTAGTGACATTAGCGTGTTAATAAACACGTTATTTATGTAATAATAATAAAATAGAATTTTAACTTAAATTAAATTAATTATGAATAAAGAAAACAAAGATATCAACGTTGAAGATTTAGCAGTTGAAAAAGTATCTGATGATCATTTAAAAGAACTTCAAGGTAAAGTAGCTACAATTAATCAAGCACAGCTACAACTTGGTGGTTTGGAATCGCAAAAGCATAATCTTTTGCACGGCATTTCAAGCTTACAAAAAGAGTTAAGTGATTTTCAAAATAAACTTGAAGAAGAGTACGGTAAAGTTAGTATTAACATACAAGACGGTACTATAGCCCCACTTCCTGAGCAACCAACTAATGAAGCTGATACGAAAAATTAGTGTAGGTAAAGACTATAAAAATGACGCAATGCATTACTCTGTAGGCCAAGAAGTCTACGGAGGGCACGTCATTTGTGATATATTAGAATCTACAACTAAATTTAGCGTATTTATTAAAAAGAATAATGAGGTTTTACCTTGGAAAGATTTTAATAAAAATATGGCTGTATCAGTTGAATATAATCTAGAATATTGAGAGGTTTATTTAATTTCATTATAGCACCAAAAGGTAAAAGGTATAATAACACAGCAACTGTTGGTGATACTGAACTTATATTAAATTCTTCTATTGAAGATCATTTAATGATAAACAGAACTGGTATTGTGAAAGCATTGCCAAAGCTAGGTAATACTGACATACAGGTTGGCGATGAGGTAATACTGCATCATAATGTTTTTAGAAGATGGTATAACCAGTACGGTAACGAGAAAAATAGTAGAAGTTTTATAGACGAAAACACATACTGCGTACAAGATGATCAAGTATTTTTATATAAAAATAAAGATAAGTGGTTAGCTCCAAGCGAGTATTGCTTTGTTAAACCAATAAAACCATATGAAAAAATAACTACAAATACCGAGCAACCTCTTGTCGGTGTGTTAAAGTACTCTAATAAATCGTTAGATAACATAGGAGTAACAGAAAATACTTTAGTAGGCTTTTCGCCTAATAGTAAATTTGAGTTCATTATAGAGCGCGAAAGACTATATAGGGTATTAACAAATTCAATTACAATTAAATATGAATATCAAGGACAAGAAGAAGAGTATAATCCAAGCTGGCTACAAAGCAGTTGATGAATTAATAAAAGTTGCTAAAGAAAAAATAGTTGATAGTGAAGATGACGTTTCTGCAGATAGATTAAAAAATGCAGCTGCAACTAAAAAGCTAGCTATATTTGATGCGTTTGAAATATTAAATCGTATTGAAGAAGAAAAAGCTATGTTACAAGGAAAAACACTTGATGATAAACCAAAAGCATTTGGCGGCTTTGCAGAACATAGATCAAAGTAATGTACAAACAAACATTATATAAAATTGTTAAGCCAGTAAAAGTTAACACGTTAAAAAGACTTAACAAAAGTAAAAAATGGAAGTATGGCTACAATAAAGAAAATGATATTGTAGTTATAAGTAAAACAGGTCAAATAGGTGATATATACGAAATACAAAATTTAAAAATAGCACTACCTAAACAACCTAAAGAAATTTGTAATTTTAAATCAAAGACATGGGAAGTAACACCATATGCAAAAGATTTAAATAAAATAAAAACAATATTTGACTGGCGTAACCATCCAGAAGATTTTAAGAATAAATGGTATAATTATATTGAAAGTGAATTTAATAAACGCGATAAAGGATTTTGGTTTTACAATAAAGGTATTCCAACTTATATTACTGGTACACATTACATGTATTTGCAGTGGTCAAAAATTGATGTTGGACACCCTGACTTTAGAGAAGCAAATAGACTCTTCTTTATATTTTGGGAAGCATGCAAAGCCGATGTTAGATCGTATGGTATGTGCTACCTTAAAAACAGACGTTCAGGATTCTCTTTCATGGCTTCAGGGGAAACAGTTAACATGGCAACAATATCTAGCGACGCAAGATTCGGTGTATTATCCAAGTCTGGTTCAGATGCAAAAAAAATGTTTACAGATAAAGTGGTACCAATATCCATTAACTACCCGTTTTTCTTCAAACCAATACAAGACGGTATGGACAGACCAAAAACAGAACTCGCCTACAGAGTTCCAGCTTCAAAACTCACGAGGCGTAAAATGGTTTCAAATGAACCAACAGAAGAACTCGTTGGTCTCGATACCACTATTGACTGGAAGAACACTGGAGATAACGCTTATGACGGTGAGAAATTAAAACTACTTGTTCATGATGAAAGTGGTAAGTGGGAAAGACCTGAAAATATTTTAAATAACTGGAGAGTTACTAAAACTTGTTTACGTTTAGGTAGTAGAATTATTGGTAAGTGTATGATGGGTAGCACCTGTAATTCATTAGATAAAGGTGGTGATAATTTTAAAAAGTTATATAATAATTCTGACGTAACGAAAAGAAATAAAAACGGTCAAACAGGATCTGGTTTGTATTCATTTTTTATACCAATGGAGTGGAATTACGAAGGGTTTATGGATAAGTATGGACAACCAGTATTTGACACGCCTGATGAAGATGTGATTGGACCACACGGTGATTTGATAGATATAGGTGTAATCGAGCATTGGCAAAATGAAGCAGAGGGATTACGTAGTGATCAAGACGCTTTAAACGAATTTTATAGACAGTTTCCAAGGAGT